GATTTATTTATAATGGGCGATACTGGAATCGAACCAGTGACTCATTCCTTGTAAGGGAATTACTCTACCGCTGAGTTAATCGCCCGATTCTTTTTATTATAACAAACAAATATTATTTTGTCAACTACTTCTACCATAGATATCATCATACCTTACAATATCATCCTCTTCAAGATAAGAACCACTTTGTATCTCTATAATTTTTAGAGGAACAATACCTGGATTTGTAAGTCTATGTTTTTTAGTCTGTGGTATATAAGTACTTTGACCTTCTGCTAGCAAATACTTTTTATCCTCTACTTGAACTAACGCTGTCCCAGAAACAACTACCCAGTGTTCAGACCTATGATAGTGCATTTGTAAAGATAGACTAGAAGCAGGATTTACTTCTATTTGCTTTACTTTATATCTAGGACCAACATCAACAACTTTATACCATCCCCATGGTCTTTCAATCATCTCCATTTTTTAATTCCTCCAAATAATCTATCCACCACTGAGGATCTTTTGTCATTCTCCATCTAGGAACATCCATTCCTTTCTCAGAATAATATTCAAATAAAGCACTATCTATAATCTGTCCTATCTCCATATTCCTCTTCCTCTTCATCAACGTCTGCATATGGATTTGCCACGAAGGGTCCTCGTTTTCGTAAAGGTTCTTTTCTGACATAATCCGATTCAGCATTTACGGCTTCTACCCAAACTGCAAGTTTCATTACAATGAATATAATTGCAAGTGGCAAGAAACATGCCACAACTATTAAAGATTGAGTCATGAAAATACCAAAAGTATTTGATCTATTTATATGGAGAATAGGAGACTCGAACTCCTGACTTCAACCTTGCAAAGGTTGCACTCTACCAACTGAGTTAATTCCCCAGGTGGGGAGTGTTAGAGGACTCCCCTATAACGGGGGCGATCAACTCCCCGACCTAGAAGAAACCCCCTAGGATTTAGTTGCTACGGCATTCTGGTTTATCTTTCCAGCGCGAGTAGCAAAGCCACTTACCCGACTTGAACGGGTGACCTGAGCTTTACAAAAACCCTGCTCTATCCAGCTGAGCTAAAGTGGCAACTCCACAACCTGGATTCGAACCAGGGACCAAGTGATTAACAGTCACCGACTCTACCGCTGAGCTATTGTGGATTAATAGGGTTTAACACCCTGTTCCTTGCAAAGTTTGAAGTAGAGTTTATAATACCTCTTCTTCATCTCATCAAGGATTTTGTTGTCCTCTTCAAAACCCAAGTACTTGGTATGGGCATAACACCCTTCAAGTTCACCTATTAATAATAAGATTTTTATTGGGTCCATAATGAATAAGGACAAGAGCGGAGTATCGGAATCGAACCGACGACATCTAACTTGGAAGGATAGCGTTCTACCGCTGAACTAACTCCGCATTTCTAGATGAACTTCTCTGTGACAGTTTGCACATAGCATAGAACACTTATCGAGTTCTGTCAAGATCTTGTTCCAAGACCAAAGGCGAATCTTATTCCAAGATGCTTCCTTCTGACTTGGATCAAGGTGGTGGAACTCTAACACATCAGGATATTTATCATATCCGCAGCGTTCACAAGAACCACCCTTATATGCTACAGCATCTAACTTACGTTGACGCCATCTTTGTATACAATACTGATTAAAAGAAGATTTCTCTTCTTCGTTCATCAGTTTATAAGGTTTACTCATAAGATTAGATTAGAACGTTCTAATCTATTTAGTAAACCAAGCAGGCAAGGTAGGACTCGAACCTACAATCGGCAACTTAGAAGGTTGATGCATTATCCATTATGCTACTTGCCCAGGTGAGAGACTTACACAAGGTTTGGACCCCCCGTTGCTCATGAGACAATCATAACACGTAAAGTGTAGATTGTCAACGGGGCATACGGGACTTGAACCCGTGATCTCCGCCGTGACAGGGCGGCGTCATAACCACTAGACCAATGCCCCAAGGTGGGTAGGGAGGGATTCGAACCCCCGAAGGCGGAGCCGACGGATTTACAGTCCGTTTCCATTAACCACTCGGACACCTACCCGATTGACCTTCATATTATACAGGAGAAGGTCTGTCCTGTCAAATCGTATCGATTTCTTGATCTTCTGTCCAAGAATAATCTTCAATAGCAAGATACTCCAATTTAAAGTTAGTCTCTTCAGAATCATTTGTCAACGGTTCAATCCATTCAAAAAATTCTTCAGAGATTGCTACTGCATCAAATTGAGATTGAATGTCACCTTCTGCGAGTTGATGAACCCTATCTATAGACCAATTAACAATGTCAACAATTAGATCTCCATCCTTAGTCTTGTTTTCCATAGTAGTCTTTTCGGAAGTATCTGCTGAGGATGTTGCTATTGTAGTATGCTGGTTCTCCGTTGTCAAGAGATTCTGTGAGGACATTGTTGACAAAGAGTTGTCTGGTTTCTTCGAAATTTGTTTTGCCCTTTGTTTTATGTAATGAGATAATAGTACGACTAAAATTTGATTTACCAAATTTGAGAACGTCTTCTTTAAGTTCTGGACAAGACCCATAATAGTTCTTCCAATCTGATTCCTGTTTTACTTTTCTTTTTTTGCCCTTTGGTGTTCTAAACGACCAAAAATACTTTCTCCCAATGTACGATCGTCCGTTGGACTTATTGGCAATGTGATACACAAAACCATAAAAGTCCAAAATATCATCAGAAGTAAAAGGTCTCTCCAAATAGGTCCATGGGTTTTCATAATCTATACTCATCTAGAGCGTCCAATACCTTATTGAGGTATTTATGCGCCAAATCCTTTTCCCCCTGCCAAACAGTTTTTGGTTCCTGATCGACTTGGTGCTTCAATTTTAGCACACGCACTTTAAATTCTTCTCTAGTAAGTTGATTTTTTGGCATAAAACTTAATACATCTAATCTAATTATACATAAAAAAATCCCCCTTTGCAGGGGGAGGATTGATCAACCGTTATTTCTTCTTCTCTCTCTTGCAGCGTCTCTTTCCTTCTTCGCTCTTTCAATTGCATCCTTCTTGCCACCTTCACCGTAGTAATTATAAAGAGTTCTTCTATCAGATCTTCTTTCTGCAGGTGTTCTCTCTGGTGATTTTTTAGCAGCAGAATTTCTTGCAACCGACGAACTTCTGCTCATACGTACATCTGGATCTGCAGAGGTTCCAATCTTTTCTGGATTACGACGATGCCAACCAGATTCTGCAATTGCTTCAACTGCTTCTGGTTCCAGATATACCATGATTGATTCTGCATCCTGAAGATCTTCTGCATATCCTTCTACACAGAGATACTCAAGAACCAGATCATAGGTATCAAACTCTTCACCAAGTCTAGAAGCAACTCTACCTGCTTTATCAGAAACTTTACGTGCAAGTCTACCTACTGCACCTTTTGCTTTTGACTTAGCAGAATCTGCTGCATCGCCAGCAGAACGCTTCGCTCTTGCATATCTATTCTTCAAACTTTGCTTTGCTCTTCCAGCAGCATCACCTGCTGCCTGAGCAGCAGATCTACCTGCGCTGTATGCCTTTACAGCACCTCTTGATGCCTTAGCAACTGCACGACCTTTGATGTCCTTCGCAACTGCCTTACGGAGCTCTCCTCTACCCTTAGAGGATTGGGTCTTAAGACCAGCACCCTTCATAAGGTTACGCTTAGAAGCATACTTAGCAAGTCCTACATGGGACTGTTGCTTAGTATCCTTTACCTTTGCCTTTACTGCAGATTTAGCATCACTAGATGCTTTCTGTGCTTTACCAATAGCACTCTTAACTTTACCCTTTACTGCAGCAACTTGTGCTGCTCTCTTATCAGATCTCTCTTTTGCTGCTGCTCTGCCTCTTGCCTCTCTAGCAGACTTCTCAGAAGAAGCCATATATTGCTTTCTTGCAGCAGCACGAGCTGCCATATCTACTCTTGCTTCATCAAGAATTTCTTCAAAAATTTCTTCAATCTCTTCTGGTTCAAAACCTTCATCTAACATATCATAAACCAAGTCTTCGATAACATCTTCTTCTGAGATGATATCTTCAATGATCATTTCATACTCTTCATCTAGAGTATCACTATTCTGAGTATTGTAAGTATAGTCTTCTGTTAAGGATTCTGTCGAAGTATTTTTACTGTAAATACTTAGATATTCATTGTTTAGTGCTCTAAAATCCATGACCTGTCGATTCTAAATACGGATATATTTATTTATCAAAAAGTCAATTTTTAATCCCACGGATCTGGTATTTTAATTTTAGTGCTTGAAGCATCCAAGCGTCCGTCAGTTGTTTTGGTCCGTGAATAAGAACCTCCACCGCTTTTGGATGGAGGTTCGGATCTGATAGTGCTCTTTTCTTCCAGTCTTCTGTCACAATTGAAAACCAGCGAAAGTATCTTTCTTAACATCTTGTTTAATTCCACCAACAATATAAGATTCAACTTCAGTCTCTTGAGGTGCAACCTGAAGACCCTTAGATGAGATCCAATGTTCAGTCCAGGGAAGAGGATTATTCTTTGCTGGAACATCATAAACAGGTTTCAATCCAATAGACTTAAGACGGCGATTTGCAATCCACTCAACATATTGATAAAGAAGTTTATCATTGAGTCCAATCATACTTCCATCTTTGAATAGATATTCTGCCCAACGCTTTTCTTCATTTACACATTGATCAAACATACTGTAAACCCATCTCTCTTCTTCTTTAGCAATTTTTGCCATATCGGGATCATCACCATCCCGCCACTTGTTCATAATGTTTTGAGTGATTGCGAGATGTTGGTTTTCATCTCTTGCAATAAGGGAGATGATCTTAGCACTTCCCTCCATAAGTTTAAGCTCACCGAAAGCAAAAGAACATGCAAAACTAACATAGAAACGAATACCCTCAAGAATGTTGACATTTGCAACTGCCCTGTAAAGTTTACGCTTTAGTTCATAACGATTTTCTTTAAAGTATCCAGCACCCTCTTGTGCATGTACCCATTCATCTGTATTACCATACTGCTGTGCGGCACGGATAAAATCATCATATGATTGAGTTACACTAGAAGCACGTTCAAGAATACGATCATTTTTAATGATCGTATCAAATACTTCTGAAGGATCTGGATAGATATTTTTAATGATATATGTATATGAACGACTATGGATCATTTCCATAAATCCCCATACTTCCATACATGCTTCTAATTCAGGTAAGCTACAGTAAGGAATAAAAGCCATCCCAGGACCACGCCCTTGTACGGAGTCAAGCATAATCTGGTATTTGAGGTTAGAGGTATAGATATGCTTTTGTTCTGGACGAAGTGTTTGATAATCTCCACGATCTTTCTGCAATGAAACTTCTTCTGGTCTCCAAAAATATCCAAGTTGTTGAGTTGTAAGTTTATCAAAAATTGGATATTTGTAGGAATCATACCTTTGGATTCCCAAAGGTTGTCCAAAAAACATTGGTTGTTTTTTAGTATTTACTTCTGCAGTATTAAATACTGTCATTCCAGTAACTTTGGAAGAATTTTTACTTGTGTCTACGAAATTAAATTCCATACTTGCAATTACCCTTAGATTATTTAAAAAATTTAAATTTTACAACTTTCACAATCTTCTTGAGAAGAATTGGTAAGATCATCTAAAATATTACTTAAAGACAAATTATTTTCTTCTACCAATTCATCATCTTTCATATCATAAGTTTGATGGTAGTAAGAAGTCTTCCATCCATACTTATATGTTGATAGGAAGTCGTTAGCAATAACTGTAGTTGGTACTTCTTTATCTGGATAATTTTCTGGATTGTAACTCCAGTTTCCACTGATGGCTTGATCGAAGAACTTCTGCATTACAGCAACAATATTAATATAACCACGATTAGACTCCATATCCCACAACAAAGTATAATTATTCTTCAATGTAGAATACGATGGAACAATCTGCTTAAGAGGTCCTTTCTTTGATTTCTTAATGGACAAATATCCGCGAGGTGGTTCAATTCCGTTTGTTGCATTTGACACAACGGAACTGCTCTCTGATGGCATTTGTGCAGACAATGTTGAGTGCCTGAGACCATAGGTGGAGATAGATGCCCTAAGAGATTCCCAATCATGCGTCAACTCCTGAGAAGAGATCTCGTCAACATCCTTCTTGTATGTATCAATTGGCAGAATTCCATCAGAATATTTTGTACGATGGAAGTACTCACATGCACCCTTTTCTTTTGCAATTTCGTTCGATGCTTTGAGAAGATAATACTGGAAAGATTCAGACAATCCATGCACTGCATCCCATGCTTCTTGAGAGTCGTATTTGAACCCAAGTTTCGCCAAATAGTGCGCTAACCCAATAAACCCTATACCAAGCGATCTACGTGCCTTAGTGGCGATCTCAGCGGCAATTACAGGGTATTTTTGATAGTCTATCAACTCTTCCAATCCACGAACAGATAATTCACAAAGATCCTCAAGTTCAGAGTCTGATTTTACCTTACCAACATTAATAGCAGAAAGAATACAAAGTGCAATCTCACCTTCCCCATCAATATGCTGAAGAGGATCTGTGGGGAGAGTGATCTCCTGACACAGATTAGACATGTTCACTTTATCCTTGAAGGATGAATGAGTATTGCAGTGGTCGATATTCATGATGTAAACACGACCAGTCTCTGCGCGTTCCTTGAGAAGATCTAGAATAAGTTCTTGAGCCCCGACAGTTTTTCTTGGAAGAGACTGATCTCGTTCATAAGATTCATATAGACTGTCAAATCGATCAGTGCCAAAAGCATCATACAAACCAGGAACGTCGTGTGGAGAGAAGAGTGAGATTTCTCGGTTTTGGATGAAACGTTCATAGAAAAGTTTACTGATTTGAATGCTATAGTCTAATCCCCTAACACGGTTGTCTGGGGTTCCCTTATTATTTTTTAAGACAATGATGTCTTCGATTTCTTGGTGCCAGATTGGGAAGTGTACTGTCGCTGATCCACCTCGGATGCCATTCTGTGTACAGCATCGGACAGTTGACTCAAACTTTTTGAGGAACGGTACAACGCCTGTGTGCTGAACTTCTCCACCTCGGATCTTACTGTTGATGCCACGGATTCGACCTGCGTTGATACCGATTCCCGCCCTTTGTGCAACGTAGCGGCCAATTGCCATATCAGAGCTAAAGATAGAATCGAGGGTGTCATCAACATCAACAAGAACACAGCTAGCAAATTGTCGAAGTGGAGTTCGCACTCCCGCCATGATAGGTGTGGGAATGTTGATTTTGTGCTTGCTGATTGCGTCGTAGTATCGTTTTGCATAATAGAGTCTTGTGTGTTTTGGATACTCTGCAAAGATAGTTAAAGCAATCATGATATACATGAATTGTGGAGTTTCATAAATCTTTCCACTGCTTCTATCTTGCACGAGGTACTTATCAACGACCTGACGTAGACCTGCATAAGTGAATAACATGTCACGATCATGATCAATCCAATGATCAGCTTTTGCCAGTTCCTCTTCAGTATAAGAAGTAAGAATCTGTTGGTCATATACGCCTAGATCTACATTCTTTCTAATATGATTTATCAAATTAGGAATTTCATGGATTCTTCCATGGATACTTTTCCTAATAGAAAACAAAAGCAACCTTGCAGCAACATATTGATAGTTTGGGTGTTCAATATCAATCAAATCAGAAGCAGAGCGAATCAGAATCTCTTGAATTTCTGCTGTAGTAATACCATCGTAAAATTGAATACCAGATTGGATCTCAACTTGACTTGCAGATACTCCAGACAAATCTCTACATGCTTGCTCCACCATTACATGCATTTTATCAAGATTGATAGCCTCAACCTTTCCATTCCTTTTAATAACCTTAATTCCGTTGCTCATACTTTTTTCCAAACAGTAAACTTCAGTTTTGCTTCTAGACCAGAATATGTATTTAATTTTATCAGCTTATTAACGTCATGTCCAGCATTAACCATATCATTAATATCCTTTTCATTTATTGAAGAAGGCCAGATGACAACTTTTTGTCCAGTTTCGATAACACGGGAAATTCTTGATAGGATTTCTCTATTGCGCGGTTCGTTATCATATACCCAAACAGCATCGCTAATCCCCCAGTTGTCAATATTAGCGTCAGCTCCACACATAGCAATCGAATTGCAAAGGAATGTGCTGTCGAATGGTCCTTCTGTAACGTAGACAGTAGAGTCTTTCTGAATTTTGTCGAGTCCATAAATCTTTGGTGCTTCCTCATCTAGCATTATAGTAATATACTTAACCTTGCTAGGTCCGATAGACCTTCCTTGTATACCCACTAATTTATTATCATAAACAATAGGTATAATTATTCTAGGTTCATCATATGTAGTATCAACAAAAGTTTTCTTCAAACTATTAACCCAAGTTTTAAATTTGGATGTGTAATAAAATTTATCTGGATCTATATTTCTACTTTCCAAATATGTTTTAGATTCCTCATTTTCTGATGCTTTGGGTAGATCTAATTTAAAAGTTTTTTTAAAAACTGGTTCTTTGAATTCAAATTTTGGTTCACTAGAAACAAAATTCTTACCTGTTTTATTCTCTTTGAATTTTTCCATAGAATAACTCTTATGAAGCGGAGCATCAAACTGCTTCAAAAAATTATTAAATGAAATACTTATACCACAATTATGGCATTTATAATTTAAATTATTCTTGACTGAGTACAAGTATCCTCGGGTCTTATTCTTATTTTTCTGAGAGTCTCCACAAATAGGACACCTAAAATTGTATAGACCAATCTTTACTTTCTTAAATTTCTGAAGTCTTCCAGAGATTAAGTTGACGTATTTACTGTCGATAAGATCCATACTAAGTCAGTGGAATCAACCTATGATAACACTACCAAATTCTTCTGTCAACATCAAAACTTAAAAGACAAACACTGAGTATACTTGTCCATTTTACTACAGTGTTTGATACTTTTTGTAAATCGTAGATAGACTTTGATCTTGTCGTCATGGTTTTTTAGCAACCACAACTATTTATTTTTTATTACTTCAGTATTAGCACCTTTATTGTTTTTATTCACCACCTTATCAGAGTTGATCAATGGTTGTAAGATTCCTGCTACACCTACTATAAAAGTAAGGAGGGTTGCCATTCCTACAATAGTCCATTTTGTTTTCGAAACATCTTCTAATTTCGCCTCTATAGAAGATATTTTATCATCAAACTTATTTTCTAACTCAGTTATCTCCAGTTTAATTCCATCAAACATTTTTAAAATTAACTCATCATTCCTAGCACTTTGATCTATCCTTTCTTCATGCTTTGTAAGAATCTGAGCAATTCTATTATTTCCTTCAGAGATTTTATCGACTGCTGTCTCTAACTTAGTCAGCATTTCTCGGGAGAGATCCTCGTAAATATTAAGTTTGGATTCTAAAACTGCTAACTTGGAATCTCCCCTAAACATTTTACTTACCTTTAGAGTTTTTACTTCTTAAAAATTTACTATACTCTTTAGGTAATTTACGCATAACTTTAGATCTACCATCCAACTTACCTAACGCAGGATCATATCCTGCTACTGGTCCAGATTTATCAGCGGAACCACTAAACCCACCACCAGTACCTGGAGCGTTAGCAACCATATTCTCTCGAATTATCTGGATTACTTTATCGATTGAGTTCATTTGGTTCCTATATTTTTTAATTCTTCTAAACAATATTCATCTATTTGAATGTCGTGAATGTATGTTCTTGGATACTCTGGGATTCTATCCAAGAACATTACAAACGTTTTCATAGTGCTCCAGAGTTCACGTTCTATTTTATAGAATAACATTGGAGTTGTTGCATCTCCAAAAATATTATACAAAATAATAAAATGATTTATTAACAAATGAGACTTTAATTGCCCAGTATTTTTATATCTTTTAAGTAATCTTTTTATATACTTAAAATGATTCAAATCGCGATTAAAGTCTTCTTTTGTTACTGACTGTGGATTCTCATAATTCTTTATAGCGAATAATAAAAAATTATCTTCATTCAACTCCGTAAAATTCATTCTTCACCGTTTATCAGCTAATTGACAATCCTGCAGCATCGGAAGTCTCAGAAGCTCCACCAGCAGTTGTAATAACAACTCTATACTGATATCCATCGAGTGAAGAATCAGTTAGAGTTACACCAAGACCAGCGGTTGCAGATCCAATAACGGTTGCACCATCAGAGAGGTTGGTGTATGCAGCACCAACGCTAGATGCGTACTGCCACTGATAGGATAGTGATGCTCCAGGTGTTGCAACTGCAAGTACATTAAAGAGTGCATCATAAGGAAGATCACCTGTTGTGATTGCAATACCTGCAGGTTGAGTATTAATAGTAATGAACTCGTCTGGAATAGTTGCATCGTCATCTGCATCACCAAATGCCGAATATCCAACAGCACCTGTAGAGATTCCAGAGAATGCAACTAAAGTCTCAGACTTAACTCTCAATTCTCCATGTTGATCAACGTAGGTGTGAACACCAACCCAACCACCATGTGCTACTTCATACTTAGTTCCTCTAACTGCACCAGTCTCAAATTGATCAACACCGCGAATTGCTGAATCTTGAGTATCAGCGTCTGCAAGTGTATATACAGGTTTTTGAGAGATTGTATACTCAACTGCTGTTGGAGTTGCTGCACCGCTCAAATAGCGGATAGTAGCAATACCAAGGGTAGTCTCATCAGTAATTGAAGCAATAACTGCCTCTCCAAAAGTTGCCCCTACACCAATGGTAATAACGCTACCTACAGTAGCTGCTCTAAATGATGTTCCAGTTCCAGTAATAGTATTGTTAGCATAATCAATAGTTACTGTACCAGGAGAATAAATACTGTCCGCTGTTCCCCAGAGTGCCATGTTACTTCCTTAAATTAAATCTAGTATGTTTTTATTTATAAATTTCGGTCAGGCAGTCTCTTCTGTTTTGAATAAAAGTGCCTCAACTACGTCAACTGCTCCGTCATCCAACTTGTTGTCAGTGGACTCTGCTAGAGAGCGAAGAATCGAAATCAAATAACGACGAACTTCCTCTCTCTCAAGGAGATTGCTTAATGTTCTTTTTGCCAGTGGTAGTAATAATGCCCACATAATTTTCACCTTATAGAATATAATATATATACAAAAACTTAGTCAAATCTTGAAGACATCATTTCTTGAGATCTCTTAGCAGCAGCACGACGCGCTGCTATTTTTTGTGCAGGAGATCTTGGAGCACCCCATTGACCAGCAGTGGGTGGTTTCTTACCAGGAACCTTCTTACGCTGTCCAGCAGGTGTTCCTTCCATACCACGAATCATTCTTTTTACATGAGTGAATGCTTTGTCATCCTTCGCACCACCTTTAGCAGTTGGTTTACCAGTCTTGGTATTGATACCAGTTTCTTTTTCTGCACGATTCAATTCATTAATATTATTCGATTCACCAACCATAGAACGAATTCTTTGTCTGGCATTTTCAACTTGCTTCCTTTCAGTATCCTTTTGCTTTGCAGTTACTGAAGGATCACTTTCTTCATTACTTACAACTTTCTTAACATCCTTTGCAACTTTTCCTGCGGTCTTAACGCCAGAAGCAAATCCCTTACCAAACTCAGATGCTGCCTTTCCTCCAACTGTTGCTGCTTTTTTAGCAGTCTTCATTGCTGCATTATGGCGATCCATTCCTTTTTTATAAGCATCTACTGCGCGGAATACTCCTCTTGCAATAGCATCTCTAACTGGTTTTTTATTTGGTTGCTTTTGCTTAGCGGATGCTGTTGGAACTGAAGGTGCTTTTGCTGCTGGTTTTGCTGCTGGTTTTGCTGCAGATGCCTTCTTTGCTGCCTTTGCTTTTTCTTTAGCATCAATCTCAGCTTTTACTTGTTCGTAACTCTTACCACCTTTTCTCTTTTTAGCAGCTCTTGCTTCATCCAATTCAATATCTTCATTTAATTGAGAATTGTAATAAGAATTCAATTCCATTACAAAATCAAAAAATCTATCAATTCCAATTTCTTCGATTACATACTCAACACCTTCTTCATTTAATCCTTCATTATAAAAATAATCTGTAGCATAATTAACAGATTCGATGATGTAATCTTCTGTGAGATTTACATCTTCAATCAAAACACCACCAAGATTATCTACTGCTTCTTTTAATTCTGGGTTAATAGTAATGTACTTACCATTATTTACACCATTTCCAGTGACTTTTTTTTCTTTAGTCTCAGTCTCTGCCTCAAAAAGATTTAATTCAGATCTCCAATCAGAGTAATCTTCATTCTTTTTCTTACGAGTATCCTTCCCGTCAGGTACTCCACCCTTCTTACGCTGGATGGCATTATGAACTGCGCCAGCATGTTCCTTAGAACCACTCTCAACTTTACCGTCACCATCATAATCCTTCTTCTTAGGATTGCCTTTTGGTGCTTGAAGTGCGGCGGCAGTCTGTTCTCCTTTCTTGCGCTCTCCCTCATATGGAGTTCCATAGTTAGTTGGAGTAACAGAAGCAATCTGTGGGTTCTTTCTTAATTGATGAATCTTTTTAGTATCAGCATATCTACGATAAGATTTTCCAAAACCTTTTGCTGGTTTTACCAATACTTTCTGTTTTGATGCTTCATCAATCTCATACTCTTCTTTTTTAGTATCACCACCACCAAAAAGCATTGCTTTTGCAGCGTCCTTTACGGGAGAAGATGCACTGGAATTTTGAAGAACCTGATTAAATGCTCTCTCTAAAGGCAAATCTTCTCTTCTTGCCTTATATCTAGTATCATAAGCAAGCTGTCTTGCTGCTTTCTTGATAGCATCTCCACCATCACCACCAGCATTAGTTGGTTGCTCTTTTTTATTTGCAATCTTTGGTTGGATCTTCGCTTCCATTTCAGTCAAATATACTCTATGAAGATCAGTAACAATATGCTGTAATTTTTCCATTCCCGTGAATTACGCTTTTTTCTTATATTTATTTATAAAATTTCTAATGCTCTTTACATCAGACATCTTCATTGTATATTTTCTCAGAGAGTCTGTACCAACTTCTCTCTGACTTGCAGGAACCCCACAATCATCAGTCCACTCAACAACATCACTGATCCAAGATTTGAACATCTCTCCATCTTCAGTAACACAAATTAAATGGTTGGTCCCTCTTCTAACAATCTTACCAACCAATTGAGTGTTTAAATTCTGGACGTATTGACCCTCACAAAAAATCTCACCTCTAATATACCTTTCTCTTAAGTTACTATTCTCTTCTACCTTTTTCTTTAGCAGTTTAGTTTGAGTCGCAACTGGTCTTTGATTATTTTGAGTTCTTATTTGCTTAGGATCTTGTTTACCTAAAATTTGGTTTTGATTATAAAACTTTAATCTTCCATTAACATTTTTAGCAATAAATTCTCCAGTATTTTTGTCATGATATCCGCCATGACCATCTGGCACTAAACCAAGTCGCCTCCCTTGAATGGAGGCGATAGACCTTGACTCATTGATAAATTGTGAGAATTTTTTCATGATTGTTTTGATATAATAATATTTATTCTTTTAAATCTCTTTACTTTTATTTCGATTTGAATAATCTCTAGAAAATATTCCTCCTCTCAATCCGTCCTTATATTTTGTATTTGATGTTGAAATTCTTCTTGAAGACTCTCCTTTCCTTGCGGCAAGTGTTGGTTCGTAACCAGCTTGAAGTGAAGTAATATTGTTTTTATTTACAACTTTATTAAAATCCAATTTGAGTATAGATCTTTTATCTCTAGTTGCTCCAACCTTTTTAATTTTAGGAGTACCTTGGGTAATAAAATCTACGCTATCGTATCCAGATACTTTTTTACAATCTGGTCCAAAGACTGCCATCTTTTTCAATTCTCTACTTTTAATTGGTCTCCAAAGAGTATTAAAATCATCAGAATAAGTGTCCCAATTATCAATCACAAAATCTTTAAATCCCTTAACTTCATCATGTTTAGATATCTCATTACCTGCCCTATCAGATATTCCCCCATATTGTTGAAAAGATTTTGCATCAGTTCCCAATTTATAAGATATAAACCCAACTTCTTTTGGATTATTAGAACCATCAAATGCAACTATAACAAAATCTGCTTTCTTTGTTCCAACACCACCAACAAAGCCAGCTACATTAGTATAAGTTTTAGATTTTATTTTTAAATCTACAGGTTTTCCATTACCCAATCTCTGTATTTCAGAATTCAATCTTTTAATAACTTCAACTTCAGATCTTTCAGATGGAATTCTTGCCAATGAACGATTAACAGAAAATGCTTTTATTAATAAATCGTTCCATATAGATCCAACTTTTGCAGCAAAATCTTTACCATTACGAAACTTAAATAATATTCTTATTGCAGTGTCTCTATCACTCAATCGAAGATAAGAAGTAATCTCTATCCCATTAAAAGAAGATCCAGGTAACTTTTTTTCTTCAAATTGTATTTTATTCTTCTTTAAAAAATCTTCAACCAATTCAAGAGAATCTGGTCTATCATTTGACTTAACAATAATAGTTGCATATTGTTGATTTTTATTATTAGAGTTTGGAAATTTACCAGATCTCTCCACAACAATTTTGTTACTGTTAAGTCCTTTTTGAAGTTTTTTAAGTATAGTTTCGTTTGTAAGATTATTCATTGATACAAACATTTATACCTATTTATACCCAGTATAGGACTTGAACCTACACGTCACAAGGACAACAGGACCTAAACCTGCCGCGTCTACCAATTCCGCCAACTGGGCAATAAAATATGGATTAATCCATATTTGTTAAAATATCAAACGTCACCTTCAGAGCGAACTTCTGACCTTTCAATACTAAACGTACCCTCAGGATATCGTGCAGAAAGTTTTTCAAAGTTCATTTGCAAGACATCATCAAAAGAAATGTCTAGTGCCATACATGCTTGAGCAAGATACCAACAAATGTCTCCAAGTTCTCGCTTCATATGAAATGTGTTTTCTTCACTATATGGTTTTCCTTGGAATACAATCTTTTTGACTACTTCAGTAAACTCACCAGCTTCTGCAGTAAGACCAAATGCAGCAGTCAGAAGTTGTGTTACATTAGCACCACTTGCCTCAAGTTCATTAATCCTAGTCAAAAATACAGGATACTCCAAACTCGGAGCACTAGTAGTTTGCTTCACAAAATCAATATACTTTTCAGTATCAATAGTCATGAGATTAAAAAATTAGAATGGTTAGTTTAACACAGATTTTTATCTCTGTCTAGTGTTGCCGTAATGAATTACTTCAAGATCAGGATCCTCAAACTTTCTCCAAGGATCAACTACAACACTACCTTTTGGAATTTCACAATACAATTCATCTTCTGAATTACTATACCAATACTTGTAGGTAGTTGTAGCACTATGTGCAAGAAGAAAGATTGCTGGTTCTTTACTAGTATAAGTGTCTCCAGTATATTTGTCAACATATATTGGAGTTATTCCAGACTGTTGGCAGTAGTGTCCAACCAATAAACTGTAACTTCCGTCAATATAAGGCACTCTTGGTTTGTATGCTTTGCCATGAATAACAATAGGTAATTGATATTCGTTTGATAACTTTACTAAGTAATCTGCAAGATTTCTTGCTTGACCTTCTCTAGAACCCATCACAGATTCAAAAATATCATAACCAAGTTCTAATTTATATGAAAGATATCTTAGTGCAATATTATCTCTGGGATGACAAGCACCACCATCTCCCATTCCAGCAGTCATATAAGAAGAGTTTATAATTCTATTTTCAGCTGAACACAATGCTTGAGTAACAACATCGACATTGATATTTCCTTGCCTCATAGCAACATCTTGGATCATATTTACATATCCAATTTTTGTACTAATAAAGGTATTATAAAAAACTTTTATACATTCACACTCATCCCAAGTACCAACAATATACTTAGGATCATTTTCCATAATTGTTTTGTAGAACTCTATTAGTTCTTTTGCGTCTCCATTTTCATATCCATCTTCGGTTCCAATCATTACCATTTCTGGATTTACCATATCCCAAGATACCGTTCCCATAGCAATAAGGTATGGATTATAAACAAATCTCATATTACTAACTAAAGGTTTAAACTGTTGTCTAGTAGTTCCAGGAAGAACTGTAGATATCAAAACAACAAGTTGACCATTAGCATATTGATTAATCTGAGATAAACAATCTTTAACTATAGAGTAATCAAAATCTTTTGGTTCTAAATGCATGGAAGGAGTACTTCCATCATAATCTGGATGATGTGGTGTTGGAACGGCAATGAAAATAATTTCAGACTTATCAACAACAGTTTTTATATTGGGGCAAATTTTAATTTCAGTACTATGACGTTTAAGAATATCGTATCCATAAACAGTATGTCCTTTACGTGCTATTTCATTTGCACAAGGATTTCCAAGTTTACCTAACCCAATAAATCCAATATTCATTATTCTCTCTCCAGGTCTAAAGTAACGCAGTGAAATCCACCACTAAGAGTTCTTTGATGTCTCATGGGTAACATTGCACATTCAATTCCATAAGTTTCTAATATTTTTCTTGTTGGGTGTTGATCTTCTTGTAGTGCGACTAGATTAGGAGATACACTAAATAAATTCATATTAGACCACTCTGAAGCATTATTATAACCTGGATAATATCCAATGTCCACTGGGTCTGGGCAATTTATAACATTCCATGTATTAAAAGGATATGGAAGCATATCTATTGATTTAACTCTTGTTGGATTGACCATTAATAGACCTTCCCTCAAAAAACAAACCGTAGTGTCAATGTGTACATAAGTATAGATATCTTTTACGACTCTAACTGTTGCTTTAGATCCTAGAATCCTTTGAAGTAACTTTGCTCCTGCCATATTACCACTATTAGAAACAAGATATAAAACATCATTATTTGCACGGATAATATTAGCAGCATCAAAAGCTGGAGTAACCTCAGTTAATGCAAGTTTATCTGGGTTTTTAATGCAAGATTCATCATACAATCCATCGTGATAAGAACAAGGGATTTCAATAGTATTTGGAATATGATGTCTAAATGATCTCCAATTACCCCTTCTAGATCTAAGAGGTTGTGGTGTTGCTATAGATACATCACCATGAACAAAAACAGAATCTCTTGGACAGTAATTATAGTAATCTGTAGGTTCTCTTTTTGGTCTTAGAACTTCTACACCTTCACCACGTAAAAAATTACAAAATACTTCTAGATCTTCATTTGCTTCCTCTATAACTTTTTCTGGATATAAACCAGATGGTACTTCTGAAACATCTTCTATTCCAGCATAATTAATTGTTCTCAAACTTTTATCCATTGGAGGAATTTTTGCATAATCAGCAACTCCAACAATTACCTTTTTTAATTTGTCCCATTCATTAGTTGACTTCATTTTTTTTTTAAAATTGTGAGGTTAATACAATCATATCAGAATCATTTTTTTTACCATAAGTAAAAAATTCATCCAGACTATATCTTAAATGTTTTTTCATCCACCAGTAATAATATGCACACCTGGATCTTTCGTGATGAACTCTGTCAATATGCAAACTAAATTCTGTACTTGGGAGATCATTATTTGTTGTTATTAAAGGAATACAATATGTTTTACCAGTATGACCTATAAAGTAATCGACTGTTGCAGAATTTGAATTATAGTTTTTTATAGCAACACTCTTATCAAAAAAATATTTTTCTCCTCGGCAATGTAGAGATAAAAGTTTTTCAACATAATCTCTATTCAAAACAACTGGACCAAAATAAGTGTGCCTCAATTTTGGATGAAGGAAGAAAGGAATAAATTCTGTAGATTCAAATCCCAATTGAATACAATCCCAATCATAAGGAACTCTATTCATGAGGTATTCCCAATCAAAATTCCAATACTCTATCAAGTTTAAATCATAATCATCTTCCATTAATAACAAATATTCTTCATCTGTTGTAGTAAACCATTTTTTAATAAATTCTAAATGTGTCACTGCATTAGATAAGCAGTATGCAGGCATTCCCATTACATCACCGTCTATATATTTTGTTCCCCATTCTTTAATATTTGAGGCCAAGAATTTAGATCCAGAAACTCTTGTGTAATCAACCTTCCAATAATTAAACTGATCTTCCATATATTTTCTACGGTCAGATCTATTATCTAAATTAAAATAGTATATGTGGGGAAAATTTTTTAATTTATTCATGACCATGATACACTCTTTTTAATCATTCCTTTATCATTTGGTTTTCCATATAAAAACATTTCGTCCAATTGATATTTTTTACTATCAAATCTCCACCATTCATAATACTTTATTCTATTGTTTTTAACTAAAGAATATTTTTTACTCTTATCATCAAAAAATTCCAAGTTGCCTGGAAATATTGGGAAGCAATAAGTCTTTCCACAGTGACCTATAAAATAATCAACAGTTCCAGATTTTAAACCAAACTTTTTATTTGCAATTTTATTGGTTAAATTATACTTATCATCTACACAATGAAGTTTTATAATCTTCTTTACATACCTCCTATTCAACATCGCAATATTAAAAGTATGTCCAGGAACTATTGGATGAAGATAGAAGGGTATATAATTGAGATTTTCAAATCCAAGTAGAAGACAATCCCAATCATAGGGAATTCTATTCATAATCTCTTGCCAATCAAATGGCAAATATTCTAAAGTACCAAAATCTATAATATCTCTAGATATAATTAAAGATTCTTCTTCAGTGCTATTATACCAATTTTTTAAAAAGTCTAAAACTGATATTGCATAAGATGCAGTAGATACCGACAATTTATAATTTTTTTTATCTAAAATAAGATCCTTCCATTCGGATAAATTATTTTTATTAAATTTTAATGGAACCCTTTCATAAGAAGAAACTTTATAATTGCTTAAATTAGTTTCAATGTACTCTTTACGGTTACTATGCTCATCAGAATTAAAATAATATATCTTTGGGATATTTTTTAATTTATTTTTCAAATCCATAACTAATATAATATTTTTTTTTATTTATTTTAATTTCTAAAATACTCTAAATAAGCATCACCATACTTATCTGTAGAAGTTTGTGTGATATCATATGATCTAAATTTTTCTGGTTTCAATGACATTCTATCATGAATACTATCACCATAAGAAAAAAATGCGTCTAGATCATAATTTATAGACTCATTTTGCCACCAAAAATAGCAAGTATTTCTAGCATTAACATCTCCACCAAATCTATAAAAACTTTGCAAAGTGCTATTATTTTCAAAGCTACCAAAATTTGGATTTATTGTTATTAATGGCATACAATATGTTCTTCCATTATGAACCATAAAATAATCAACTGTTCCAGATCCAGAGTTTTTTGTATTTACATGCCAAGGATAGTTGCATATTTTATGTACTAACTCATATTCATCTCCATTACAATGAAGATCTAATATTTTTTCAACATACTCTCTCCTCAAAAGAACAGGACCAAAGTCATGAGCATCTTCTATTGGATGCAAATGAAATTTTATTTTCTCTGGATTTTCAAAACCCAATAATATACAATCCCAGTCGTAAGGGATTCTATTCATAATGTCATCCCAATCAAAAAACCAGTATTGAATTAGTCCAATATCATAATCATCTTCCATCAAAAGAACATAATCATCTTTAGATTCTCTATACCACTTCTTTAAAAAATCCAAATGAGTGATTGCATTGGCAGCAACTGGAACCATCAAATGATAATCTTTAATATCTAAAATAAGATTTTTCCATTTACTATTCTCAGAAGCAAGATATTTTGTTCCAGATATTCTTTCATAATCAATCCCATAGCGATCAAATTGATTTACCATCCAGTTTTTTCTATCTTTTCTATTATCAAGGTTAAAAAAATAAACCTTGGGCATATTTTTTACTTTTGCTTTTAAATCCATATCATCAATTTTTCATTTTCATCTCTATAAACTTCTGTTGTACGAATATCATACATCGCTTCCATCCTCCATTCATTATCTTTATTATAGTTAAAGATCTGAAATTTTGTATATAACTTACTTCTCTGTTTCCACCAATATGAAATAGATTGGGAAGCAAGTTTGTTAACTAGATGTTCATTATCATTTGGTATATATTCAGTATTCAGAGAAAATATTGGTAAGACATACGTCAAACCAATATCAAATAAGAATTCACTAGTAGAACCATACTGAACCTCTTTTATTCTTTTATTTCTATTATTGTAATGGAGTAAAAACTTACTACCTTTAGTATGATAGTACTTTACTTTTTTAGCAAAATACCTAGTTATCATGAAGCAATTAGAAGAAGTATTATAATAATCTAAAGACTTTTTAGATTTTTCTATTTCAAATGGATGGAGATGCATTTTTACTGAACGAAGTCTGGAATGATAAAACTTAATACAATCCCAATTGTAAGGTAAATTATTGATCAAATAATCCCAGTCAAAAATCCAATTTTGAGATGTAGATAGATCAACATTATCTTCCATTATTATACAAGTTTCAGAATCATTACCATCATACCAATCAACTATGGTTTTTATTAGATTAAGTGATTTTGATAATTCGTACTCTGTTGTATATATTTTTTCATCTTCTATATCATTTTTCCATTCTTCAAAGTTTTCTATCTTATATTTTTTCTCTATAAACTTATAATTGCTAATGTTATAAAAATCAAATTGATTTTTCATATATTCTCTTTTTTCAAGAGAATCTGTCAGACAAAAAATGGGGGGCAAGTTATTAAGCATATCAAAACTCCATCAATATCTTGGAAGTTTCATCTTCATATTTCTATGTATATCCCCACCATAACTTAGTATATCTTCTGCAGTATATTTTTTACTTTCATTCAACCACCATTTCCTTATACAAGTGGTTGCAAGAATATCATATATTTTATTGTGATAAGAACTTATAATAGAATCTTGATTTGATTCAAAAGTCATAGACCCATTATTATCATGTCCTATTGCCAATTTCTGATCTAAACAAAAAAGTGGTAACGTATATGACTTACCTATTTGATAAAGTAAAAAATCATCACTACTATAAGATTCTTTAGGAACCATCATATCCTTCAAACTTTGGTCTAGTTTAAATGTCCCATCTTCTTTTAAATGAACTTGTATTAATTTTTCAACAAAAAATCTATTTACCATAAAGCAAGCAGCAGAAGAGCAATGCCACTCCCTAGGACTCAAATGCATTTTTAAATAGTGATCATGGCAGTGATAAAATTGAACAATATCCCAATTGTAGGGAAGGTTTTTGACTATATCATTCCAATCAAATGGCCAATACTCTATAAGATCCAAACTCAAATCATCCTGCATTACCATAAGATGCTCAGAAATACCAGAGTTATACCATTCTATCAATAGAGTAAATTCATTCATTACAATAGATGCATCTGTTTTTGCAAGGAGCATTAAATCTAATTTATCTGCCCATTCATCAAATTTATCTACAGAAAATCTAGAGGAAGACCATCTAGTATAATCAGTAATTCCCCATTTACTCAATTGATTTTCTATATGATTTTTTCTATCCTCCCTATGATCTAAATTCATGTAGACTATTGGAGGAAGTCCTTTTAATTTGCTCATTTAAAAACTTTCATACTAGGTAGATAAGGATACTTTTTATATGTCCACTTTTCTGGTTCAATATCCTTGACATTTTCAAATTTATTTATTCCTAATTCTGCAGTCTCTGGAGTCATATAATAATGATATCCAACAATATTAATATCTTGATCCACCCAAGAAGAATTAAAGTCTCTACCATCATACGACATTTTCTTTAAAATGTCATAATCATTTTTATTATCCAATAATATAATTCCACCTCGACCCAAAGATAAATGCTTACTATGTTGAAAACTCAAACACATATAAGTATTTTTTATATATCCGTTTTTTCTCCAGTAAGGAGCAGCATCTACAATATTAGTATTACCTATAAAATAATAATCTTCCCAATTTTCTTCCTTCCAACTCCAGTTACAAGAAAGTTTTTTAGCAGTAAATGGTACTGATATATAAGTTCTGGTTGGTATTATTATATCAGTAAATCCCTCATATCTTAAACAAAGCTCTATAGCATGAGTACAAGAGTCAACAGCAACCGCATAACTTGATCCAAAATAATTTGAAATTAAGATTTCAAATTGATCTACTTTTTCAAATCCCATCTTTGTAAGTCTCATAGTCATCCTTATATAATTTATTAAATTCTTCAGGATCTGGTTCTATAAACTGTTCGTATAATTTTTTACACACAGTTGTATAGTTTGGTATAAAGTTTTTAGAACTACGCAGATGTGGCAATTTTACAGGTTTAAAATTTAAATCTTTATCTATCAGTTTACTCTCCAAAAATAAATTTAACTTATGTTTTAAATTTCCATCCATTCTTATAGTAGTCAATCTTCCACCATTTTCATTACATAATCTTGAAAATATTTTTTGGGGTACAGTATGCTCATCATAGATATATTTTTTATCAATTACCTGTTTAATTAACCAATCTGATGGTGGTTTATATCTACACATAAATTCATTTAATCCAGAAATCCATCTCTTCACAGGATCTCTACTAAAAGTAAAAAATTCATATCCATCTTCAACAAAAAATTTTGCTACATCATCTGGTTTCTTACCATTTAAAAAGTTTTCTAATGGGTAAAAATAATAATTATCATTTTTAAATGCTGTTGTTATTGATGTACTTCCACACTTATCGACATGCATATAGACTAATTTATACCTGTCTGGAGACACATAACAATTTAAAAATCCCTCTTTAGGAGTCTCTCCAGTCTCTCCCTTTTGCAATTTAAACGAAAAAGTTGAGCAGTATTTACCGTACTGCTCAACTGCATCATCAATTACTGCCCTTCTTTTCATAATACTACAGTTACTTGCATTGTGTATCTATTCTCAACTCCAAGATTTGCTGCCATATGAGGAACATCTTCTTGCCAAAAATGATAGTCACCTTTATTCCAATTTACAATAGGGTTTCTATCCAATTCAAAATAATGTCCAGATTTCCAATCATCCAAAAAGATTAAAATTCTTCCAACTATATCACTTTGATTAAGATTATTTATTTGTCTATATCTAATATAATAATCTCTATGCTCTGGCATTATAGTTCCAGGAGGCATACAATAAACAGATAAACTTGACTGCTTAAATTTGATTTCTTTTTTAAGTTCTTTGACCAAAGAGTGGCACCAATCAGGAACACCTCTATACTCTTCTCTTAAAAGACCAGTATAATTTACATAAAGATGCCCCTGAGATTTCCAGGTGTTGACAATATCATTGTCAGGAAATTGTCTTCTGTCTGGATAATCTATATTCACATAATCTCCGATAAGATTTTGATCTATATTACCACTCTTTATCAAAACTTAAATCCTCCAAACTTACTTTCACTTCGTTCTTCTGTATCTTGACCAGAGTCAATAATGTCCTCTTGAGCATTCTGCTCACAATCATATAGTCTCATTTTAGCACGATCAATACCAATAATAAACCTCTTATTCACTGTAGGATCATTGTACCTATTCTTCAATTGCTTTACCATAATTTGTCCCATCCCCTCAAGCTCATCTGTAGAAATAAGGGCAAACATAAGATCAGCAGTAGCAGGGAGACCAAAGGACTCAGAAGTGTCAGTAAGGTCAACATCACTGCTACCAAAACCAGAGCGAGTGGTCTGGGTGGCAGATACGATAGGGACCTCGGTCTCAACAGCCAACCCTCGAAGCTCTTCAGCAATAGACTTGATATATGAATATGAATTGACAGTGCTGTTTCCGCGATACCTTTCGGAAGCACATATATTAAGGTAATCAACGAAAACAATATCAGGTCTAAATGACTTCTTAAGTGCAAGTTCGTTAATAAGTGACCTAAAGTGTCCAGCATGAGCAGATGCAGTAGGATACTCTTTAATTATAAGTTGTCCAGTTGTCTTTGAAATCAAATTATTAATTTTTGATTCAAACATATTTTCTGGAAGATCAGCTAGATCCTGAATAGGAACATTCAGGAGGTTTGCGTCAATTCTTTCAGCAATACGTTCTTCTGCCATTTCCATTGTAATGTACAGAACGTTCCTCCCTTGGAGCAGGACGGAGCTAGCCACATGGCACATGAATAGAGACTTGCCGACACCCGTACCAGCAAGAGCGACATTAAGAGTT